ATTTATTAAGCAAGAGGATTGTGTGTTTTCTACGGCTATATGCCTTTATGGAGCAGACGAACAGGTCGGAGGTCGTTATTTCGTTAAACGTCTCGTATTCAAGCGAAAAGAGTACGATACGCTTCTACAAAGAATCCTAGCGGAAGTTCAAAAGTCTGTTGAACTAGGAGTTAAGCTTTTAGAGTTTAATCCTGTATTAGATATTGAAATACATTTAGATATTAGCGATTCGAGTAAAGGCCAAGGCACAAGTAGATTTGCTGACATGCTAATTGGATACGCAAAAGGAGCCGGCTTTAACTATAAAGTAAAACCAGACTCCTTTGCTGCGACTAGTGTTGCAGATAAGCATTCAAAATAATTTAACGGTGTTTATCGTTAAACTTTATTATTATTGATCTTCTTTCGTCTAATTCATGCTCTTTGGCTTGTCTTTTTGCATCTGCTCTAATCGTATCTATAATAAATTTTCTTAAGTTCTTAAACTTAGGAGAGATAGCAATATGATGAAAACGATTATGTCTAGCATAGACTAATCCAACTAATTGTCCTTGATCATTCACGACTGGAGATCCGGAGCTTCCTCCGATAACTGGCAAAGTATAGACTGAGGTATTGGAGTCCCAATGACCAACAAAATATCCGTCAAACAAAGGCATTAAGTTTTTTTTAAAAAAACCTGCAGGAGCAGCAAAATTGTAAATTTTCTCTCCAATTTTAGGCTCACTCATTGCAATCTCTAATGCAGGCCCAAAAAGACCCCAAGCAAAAACTATACAAGAATCTAGTTCCCAATCGAAACCAACTACTTTAACATTATACTTAAAAGCATCTATATCAAGAACAAAATGTTTTTGAAGATATTTATTTTTTCCATTACCTAGCTCTTCATCAATTGCGTCATATCTTTTGATAACGTCAGATCGATCACACATGTGGGCAGCAGTTAAAATATACGCTCCGTTAAAGCTTCTCGCAACGATAGAGGCAGACCCTGTAGCACCAGTTACGCGCTTGTAGCATGGAGATTTTAAATTATCTGGATCTGCTGGAGTGCATTCTTGTCTATATGTGTAGGCTTCGTACTTAACAAAAGTATCCCTTGGCCACTCAAAATCTTTTTTTATTTCAGGCATATTTGCGCAAGAAAATAGCACCCCCATTGTCAATCCTAGTGCAAATAATTTTAAAAATCTCCTTATAAACATTCAAAACGCCCTCCTAAAAATAACTAGGCTCTGAGATTATCTTTTGCAGAAAAGCACTATTTATTGTTACAACACGGGAAACCCATGAAAACAATTTATATTCTTGATACTAGTGTATTTTTAACCAATTACAATTGCATTTTTTCTTACGGAGAACACGATATTGTAATCCCATTTAAGGTACTAGAAGAGATAGATAAGCACAAATCACGCCAAGACGGTGTAGGGGTCAATGCGCGCAATACAATTCGTATACTTGATTCTTTGCGTGAAAAAGGTAACTTGTACAAAGGTGTTTCTTTAGGAGAAGATAAGGGGATCTTATCAATTAGAGAGTACGATAAGTCATATCTTCCAGAAGATTTCGACCTTTCAGTCGCAGACAATAAGATTATTGCAACTGCGATATCAGAAAAAAATCAAAATTCTGACACAGAAGTGATTGTAGCCACACGAGATATTAACATGCGTGTGAAGTGTGACGCGCTAGAAATACCTTGCGAAGATTATGTTCCACACGAAGTAATAGATTCGGACGAAGAATCGTATAAAGGTTTCGTTTCTCATTTAGTAGATGAC